CTAATTTACCACCTTTAGCAAAAGAGACAGGTGTATCAATAACAGAACCTTCTCTAGATCCTTTAGCCATTCCACCTTTTTTTTTCTTAATAACTCCTCTGCCAATTAAAACATCTTTACGAGTTATTTTACCATCACCACTTAAATCTTTTAATTTTCTTTTTCTCATTTTGTTAACCCCTTCGCCTTCTCAAAACTTCTCATCCCGGCAACTCCGAGCATTGAAGTGACAATGGCCAGGAGAGGCCCAGTTTGAATTTCTGGAGCTGTTAAATTTAACCCTGCAAATTTACTATACCATTCTATGCAAGGAGATAGAATGAATTCGAACATTAACGCAAGCCCTCCAATCCATCCTATAAATGGTCGCCAGCCAGCAACGAATACGCTGCGATGGCTGGCTTCCTTTGCATTAACATCTAATTGTTTTTCTGCAAGCTTTTGTTGAATGCGTTGCATTATAATTTTTTTATCTAATTTCTCTTCTTCTGATGTATGAATTGAATCGATAACGGAAGCTACTTGTTTTAAAGCGCCGTCTTTACCGCCCAGTAAACCAGATAGCAATCCGAATGCCATTAAATAGCTCCGATAATAACGATTACGATTATAGCTACGATAGCAGCTTTAATCCAGTCCTTCATTTTCCAGTCGCTCCACTCTTTAAGGTGAGCCCATAGATCTTTTAATAGGTTCATAAAACCTCCTTTGTTAAAACAGGATTATACTATTTTAAACCTTTGAATGCTACTTTTTTAATTTGAACTTTACTACGTTGTCCTTTTGGTCCAGATCCTAAGTTTTGTGTAACTTTTGGTCCTTCCATTGTTGCACTATAAACATCAGCTATTGCAGTTTGATTTACATGTGGTCCTGCATAAGGATTCATATCTGTTGAAACTGTCATTTTAGCATTTGGATATAGAGAACCATTTATAAATTTTGGTTTTGGGTTATTCAATGCCATGTTATCTCCTAGTGTATTGTTGGTTTGTCTTCATCTAATTCTTGTAAAGCATGTTGTATAAATAGTAAAGTCTGCTCTTCATTATATCCTTTTCCTTCAAATAATTCTTTTACTTTTACCATTAAAACTTCTGCCATAATTAAAGCTAAATGATTACTATTCACTGTATCTTTAATAAATTTATCAAGCAAATCAATGTAGCTATCAAATATTTGTTGAGGAGTAACTAATGACATTATCCACCATTTTTAATATATTGAAAACCAGGACCTTTTGCATTTTCATCTAATTTTTTAAGATTTACATTTGCTCTAAGTTGAGCAATGTCCTCTTGAGAATCAATTCTAGCTCTGTCTATCTCATCTTTTTGAGTTAATTTTTTCTGTTCAAATCCTAAACGTTGTTGATCATATTGTAATTGTGCTTGATCTTTCATTGCACGTTGTTGCAGCTCTTGTTGTTTTAATTGAACTACAGGATCTGGTTGTCCTTCACCACTCATTTGTGATTGCATTTGTTGAACCTCTTGTAAGAACTGTGCTTCTAGTGTAGCGATTTGTGATTGTGTCATATCTTCTAAATTAGAACCTTCTGCTGTTTGACCCATTTGTTTTTCTGCTTGTTCTATTTGTGCAGCTACACCTTCTTTAGCTTTTAATGTTACATGTTGTAAAATGTGTTTATTAATCTCTATTCCTATTTGTGGCATAATTTGAACAATAGGAGATAAACCTAAAACTAAATGTGCTTGAATATGAGCATCATGATTTTGTCCTTCGTAGGCTTCAATCTTATCTTCTTCAATAAGTTTACGGTTCTCCATGGATGGGCTCATAGGTTCGGGTTTTTCCAATTTCATAATCTTGTCAATATCCGAAACACCCAATGCCTCGTACATGCGAATATAAGCTTCTTTCACGTTATGAAGTTGAGGTGCACTCGTTGCTAACTGAAGCTGAGTCTGTGCCAACTGAATGCGTTGCGCCATGGAGAATATGTTCGGATCAGCGACAGGAATAATATCTACGCGTTCATCGAAATCTGCTTGCTTAATAGATCTATCTCCTCCAACAACGGCATAAGGATATTCATCAGGAAGATATGTTTGAATAACTTTAGCTAATAATTTAAATTCTGTTTGCATTGCATAATACATTCTTTTGTGAATGCTACTCATGATACGCGAACCGCGTTCTAATAAAGCAATTGTCGTTCCAACAGGGGCGCCTTGATTTGCATCACCTACTTGCATGTCTGCAATTTGTGCAAAGCGTTGACCTGCATCAACAACAAAACCAAGTAAACCAAATAATGTTTGTGATGGTTCTTTATAAGGTAATGGCATTAAGCCTTCTCGAATAGCACCAGACGGTGCATCAACATCTCTAAACTCACCCGGTTGTAATGGATCATCATTATCAGCGATCCGTAGACCACGTGTCTTAAAACCCGCAGGAAGATTAGCTAATGTTCCAGCATCAATTAATTGACGTAATGCTTGTGTCGCGGTACGCGATAGGCCACCAATTAAATGTATTAAACCAAAACCATAAAAACCTAATCCCGGTAAAAATTTATAATGAACAAAATATTGTTTCTTCTTAAATAATTTATCTCCCTCTTCGTAGTTACGACGAATAGATAAAACTTTTCCTGAAGACTCTTCTAGAGTTACAATGTAGGGAAGTTTAATTCCTGTTTCTTCTTCACCTTGTTTATCTTCATAACCTATTAAATCTAAATTTACATGAAACTCTAAAATAGAAACTGTTTCTGATTCACCTGTTGGTTGAACACCCTCTAAATTATTGATAGCATCTTTAATGTTTCCTGTGCTGTATGTTGGTGTATCAGGAGGTGATGGTGTAATATTAATGTCCCGGTAAAAACCTGCCACTTGTTTTTTACGAACATCGTTTTCTGAAAGTCTAACGACATGCGTAACACGTTCACAGGAATCTAAATCACTTGCCGTGTAAGGGACAACAAGATCTTCGGCTGGAATAAATTTTGACACGGCTCTTCCAAGCTGTGCATCGTAATATACTTTTTTAAAGGTGGAACCACTGAGTGGTAAATAAAATAACATCTGATCAAGTTCAGGAGTATACTCTTCCATTACTTGTGTAAGATTATAATTCATGAATTCTTTTACGCGTTGTGATTGTTGATATACTTCAACTGATTCTTTTCCCACGACACGCGTTCTGACAGGACCATCGGATGGCATCATTTCTTTAAAGGCTGTCGAACTAAATTGTGTAACGGCTTCTGCTAATAAAGGATGGGTAACGGAACTCGCACCACGAAACGGTCTTGTTCTTTCTTGAAACTTTACTCCAAGTAAATCTAATCCTTGTGTGTAAGTATGTGCCCACTCTTCGCGTGACGACCGATCGTTTTCATAATCTCCCATAAGATCACTAGCAATAACTCCTAGATCACCGTCGTCCATATCTTCTGCTAAGTTCGCATAAAAATCTGATTCTATTGGTGCATCGTCTACAATTGTTTCTTCTGTAACAATTTCAATCTCAACTGGTTCTTCATTAGTTATTGCATCTTCAATTGTTTCGCCAATGACGGATTGTATTTTTTGATCTATATTATTTTCTGCCATATTTTTTTATACCTTATTCATTGTGACAAATCTAGTCCTTAGTAGTACTCTGGTTGTTGTTCATAGATTGGTTTAATTGGATCTTCATAATCATCCCTTAACGAAATAAAATTACCTTGACGATAACGCATTAATGCTTGTGTCATGCTGTCGACTAAATCATCGTGTTCACCATAAGGGAATGCAGCACATTCTTCAATCATTTCTTCAGCAAATTTTTTTCCTTCTGGAGCCCAGACTTGACCAGCTTCAAAAATAGGAGATACAGCATTAACTCTTGTTAATTTATCATTACCTCTAGAAGGAGAATAACTTACCACAGGAATTCCTACTTGACGCAGCTCTTGTATTAATGGCATGCCACTTGCTTTGGCTTCCACAATAATTGTTTCTGGCTCCCAATAATCATATTGTTCTAAAGCAATTTTTTTTAATTCAGGAAACTCCCACCGTTCTTTGATACAATCTAGTAATATAATTTGTTCTTGATTAAACCCTGTTTTAAAAATTCCCCATGTACTAATAGCACTGAAATCGGCTTTTTCTTTTTTACTAAAGGCGGTATCATAACTTTGTATAATGTGAATTAGGGGAGGTAAATCTTCTTTTTCCCACATTTTCCACCATTCGCGTTTAATGATAGCTCCTTCTTGGGATGTTGGTTGCTGTTGATACTGTGCTTCCCACGACATAACAGGTAAGTTGGCTTTAATTTTTTCTAGTTCTTCTTGTTTCCAATACTCTGGCCAGATAGGTGCACCACTTGGAAGTAAAGCAGGGAACTCTACTACCTCCCATTGATCTGCTTTTGTTTCTGCTTGTTGTCTCATTAACCTTCCCGTCAGATCGCGCTCCGACCAACGTGTCATAACAATAACTATTGCACCACCAGGTTGAAGTCTTTGTCTAGGACCAGACATGTACCACTCAAAAGCACTATCAAAATTTGTTTCACTAATACTTTGTTCTGAATGTGGATCATCAATAATTAACAAGTCAGCACCACGACCTGTTATTGCACCACCAATACCAGCACCGAAGTATTCCCCGGCATGATTAGTTTCCCATCGACCAGATGCTTTACTATCAGCTCTTAAATGCACTCCTTTAAAAATTTTTTTAAAAGTTTCGTCATTCATTAAGTTACGCATTTTTCTACCAAACCTATATGAGAGCTCTGCTGTGTGAGTTGCTTGAATTATCTTTGTTTTTGGTTTTTTACCCATCAACCAGGAGGGAAATAAGTACGAAGCAAATTCTGATTTAGTATGTCTTGGTGGCATATTGACAATTAATCGCTTTAACTTGCCAGATGCAATATCTTCAAATTTTTTCGCCATTACATTGTGGTGATATCCATCAATAAACTCAGGCCAAACCATTTTAACAAAGTGCATGAAGCTATGATTAGCTTTCGCAGCATCATCATGCATAGCAATAGCCAACATAAGCTTTAATTCTTCATCGGAATACTTTTCAAATTTTTTATTATCCGGGGCCATAGGGACTCCTGAAGACATTTACACTAAAAAAGGGGGTACCCCCTAATAAAATCGTTATCATATGAAAAATTGATGGCTGAAAATTTGAAACATGATTACAAGCACCACTCTAAAAAACCAGGCCCTGGAAATAATATCTCATTTTTGGCTGTTTTCTGCTATTTCTATCATATTTCATAAGTACCTAGCCATTAATCGTGAACAATGCCCAATTTCTGGGGGTTTTTGGGATCTGTTACGAAAATAAAAGTTATCGTAAGTTATAATTGGCTTATTTCCTAGGTTTTCTGGTTCGTGTTTCGTGAACCTTTAACAAATATCTACATATAGTATCCCAATTATACATTGTTGGGGGTTCGTGAGTACCATTTAAGGCTAATTCCTTCCCTTTCCTTCCCTCATACAGATAAACAGTGTTTGGGGGAAGGTCATTCGCTTGTTTATCAGATAGAACAATAAAATAGTTTGCTTTGTTTCCTTCATTCCAGAGCTTTATATTCATGCTTATTTGATGTGGTGATAAGCTTACTTTAAAACCTTTTGCAACTTTCACCTCTATCAAAATAGTATCCATATTTAACCCAATACATAACAGATCTGGGAACCCATTCATTGTTGTAGTTTCAATTCTATAATGATTATAAAAGTTAAGTTTCTTCTTTATTATTTTAATAAAGTTACTTTCCTTCATTTTTTACTTTTACAATAATAATTTAAATTATTTAGGGTTACTCTTTTTTTTCTTCTATTGGTTCATGCTCTATTATATTTTCTTCACCAATAATTGGAATATCTTTTTTTTGCAACTCACTTAATTTTTTTATAAGTTGATCTCTTGGCAAGTTTTCAATGGCACTTTCAAGTCTTATAGTTGGATCATACAAACCCCCAACCTTTCCCCTTAATTGTTCAGCATTTATTGAAGCCGAAAAATGTTTTTCTTCTTCGGCTTTTCTTCCCAACTCTTCTAATCTTGATAAGTGTTTATCCATTGAAACTGAGTATTTTTCTTTTAATTCTTTTTTCATATCTTGGATAGCCTCAGCAACTAAAGGATATTTTTTTGGGTCTTGCAATTCATAAGCCATTTTTTTGGATACTGTTTCACTATATCCAGATTTTCTTGCACTCTCTGTTGCCGATTGTTTACCTAACAAAGTATAATTAGAAAACTCATAAACAAATCTTAACTGTTTGGGTGTCAGCTTTCTTGCTTTTCTTCCATCTATTAATTCTTTTTTCATGACAATTTATTTTAAATTAAATTATCTTTTTAATTATATGGTGTTAAGAAAAAAAACAAGGAAAACCCCCAATTTTAAAAATCTAATACACTACTAGTGTATATTTATACACTACTAAAAAACAGTAGTGTAATACTTCAAACCCTTATAACAAACTAAAAACTTAAAATTTATACACTAGTACACTTCTAAACTACTTGAAAAATATTTTTTTTTTTCGAAAGGGTGAAAAAGGTGTAAGTAGTGTAGTAGTGTAATAGTATGATGAATAAAAAACATCAAAAAGGTTTTATTAATCATTTGAGAGCCATTCAATGGCTAACTAAAAAAGGTTATTATATTTTTAATAATCTTTCTAGTTTAGGATGCTGTGATATTGTAGCATTGAACACGAAGGGCGAAACTTTACTAATTGATATTAAAACAGTAGCAAGAAGAAAAGACAAAAGCATAATAAACAGAGTCCCAACGAAACAACAAAGAAAATTAAATATAGTTTTGTTAATGGTAGATAAAAAAAGTTGTTACTTCGTTAAATAAAAAAATATACTTCCCACAGCTCTAAAAGCCGATTTTAAATTTTTTGTTATTAGACAATAAAAAAAGGGGCTTTATAAAAAGCCCCACGAAACACGAAACAAGAATAATTATTTATTTAACTTCTTCAATATCTATTATATCAATGTTTTGATCTTCTAACTTCATTTGATTACCACCCTTAATAAAAAATTGATTGTAGGCTTTCTCTCTTGCTTTTTCCAAGTCTTGAGCCTCAACAATCTTTGAATAGGTTTCATCAGTGTTTAAAGTAACTTTGAATTTTTTCCCCTCCTTTCTATTCTCTTTAAGGTTATAAAGTTCTTGAAGGGTTTTATTAAAAGCTCTTACCATATAAGATAAGGGCATATCTAAAAGGGGTATA